ACAGAGGAGTTAAAAATGAGCAAATAGCTCAAGTTAATGATATATTTTAATTAAGCTACTATTTGCTGTAGTTCATGTCTCCTCGCAGAAAATCTTTATCTCTTAGAAAATCTGACAAGAACCCAACAGGGGGATTATCGGAAAGTGGGAGAAGAAGAATAAATGCTGCTACAGGTTCTAAGTTGCAACGACCTGTCACTCAAAAGAGTGGACTTTCTCCTAGACAAAAAGCTAGAAAAAAATCTTTTTGTGCAAGAATGAAAGGTAATAAAGGAGCTATGAAAGACAGTAAGGGTAGGCCAACTAGGAAGGCTCTTGCTCTACGCAAGTGGAATTGCTAGGACTCTCATAATACAAGTCTGAATAACAAAGTGCCTGAGAATCATGTTCCAGATAACGCTTTGAGAAAGGGTCAAGTAGGACAGAGGAAGTAACAATCTATTCACAACAACAGACAAACAGATGGCTAACGCAACTGTATCTCGTCTGGGCTTAGTGAACGCAACTGGTACGTCTTTTGACGCTTTATTTCTCAAGGTATTTTCTGGCGAGGTGCTTACAGCATTTAGTCAAAACAATATTTTTAATGAAGCGTTACACACAGTTCGCACTATAGCTTCAGGCAAATCGGCAAGTTTTCCAGTTTTAGGAACTGCAACGGCTGCTTATCACGTTATTGGAGAGCCTTTAGTAGGGGCGAACCAAATCAAGGCTAATGAGAAGATCATTAACATAGATGATATGTTGATCTCTCAAGCAGTAGTCGCCAAATTAGATGAATTGAAGAATCACTATGATGTGAGGTCAATTTACACTGCTGAACTTGGTAAGGCACTAGCAAAGGCATACGATCAAAACGTAGCCAAGGTAATTGCAAATGCTTCAAGAGCTTCTACTACATTGACAGGTGGTAATGGTGGACTTGTTCTAACACTGCCTACTGGTAATACAGCTTCAGCCAACGTCACAGGAGATGAACTTGTTGCAGCTATATATGATATAGCTCAAGAGTTTGATTCTCGTGATATTCCTCCTACAGATAGATTCTGTGTGTTACCTCCTGCTGAATACTATAAAATTCCTGAGTCAGCGACTAGGATTATAGATACTGACTTTAACCCACAGGGTAATGGTTCAGTAGCAGCAGGTCGTGTATCAATGGTTGCAGGTATCCCTGTAATGATGAGCAACAACATACCACAATCTAACGTAGCTTCTTCTCCAAGTGGCACAAACAACAGCTATGCAGGAGATGACAGCAAGACGCTAGGGTTGGTATTCCATAAGTCAGCAGTCGGAACTGTAAAACTACAGGACATGACAACTGAAATCTCAGGCTCAGATTATGGGATTATGTATCAATCAACATTGATGTTAGCGAAGTACGCACTAGGGCATGGAATCCTTAGACCAGAGTGTGCAGCAACAATTAAATTGTCTGCTACATAATCTACCTAAATTCTTAAAATGGGGTATTCTATTATTAGATACCCTTTTTTTTTATGCCTGCAGGTAGGGGAACGTATGGTTCTAAGGTTGGAAGACCTAAAAAAAAGAAAGACGATAAAAAGAAATCGTCTAAAAAAAACAAACTAATGGCTCTAAAGCTATCAAAAAAGTAAAAAACAATGGCTGTAGCTGCAAGCACTGAACTGGAATGTGTAAACATTATGCTCGCTGCAATAGGCGAAGCACCAATAAATAAATTAACAGGGCTGCTTCCTGTAGATGCAAGAACTGCACAATCAACTTTGCTTGAAGTTAACAAGTCAGTTCAATCTGAAGGTTGGTCATTCAACATGGAATTTAATGTTGTATTAACTAAAGACTCTGTTACTAATGAAATAACTATTTCTAATAATATTTTAAAGATAGATACTAATGTATATGACCACCCGACTACTGACGTTATACAAAGAGGATTAAAATTATACGATAGAAAAAATAATACTTTTAAGTTTGATGGAGATATAACTTGTCATGTTACTTACTTTAGAGATTTTACAGAACTACCTGAACCTGCTAGATATTACATGACAGTAAAAGCAGCAAGGCTTTTTGTTGACAGGCTAATAGGAGATGACGGACTAAGAACATATACAGCACAAGATGAAGCTAGAGCTAGAGCAATACTTATGGAAACAGACTTGTCTAATGCAGATCATAATGTTTTATCAGGCGACCCTAATCTAAATAATCCAATCAATACATTTACTCCTGCTGATGTTCTTAATAGGTAATTATGGGAATTGTATCAAGAGCTATTCCAACTTTATTGAGAGGAATTTCTCAGGCTTCAGACTCATCTAAACAGGCTGACCACGCAGATATACAAGACAACGCAGATAGTAACCCTGTTGTTGGTCTTATAAAAAGATCAGGCATACAACACGTCACTAATTTAAGTACTACAACTTTAGGTAATGTTCATATCCAAACTATTAACAGAGATGTTAATGAACAATATATAGCTATCTTTAGTAATGGAAACGTAAAGGTTTATGACTTACAAGGAAATGAAAAAACTGTTGTAACTCCTGATGGTACAACTTATCTGAACACAACAAACCCAAGAAGCGAAATTAAGACTGTAACTATTGCTGACTTTACTTTTGTTGTTAATACCAGTGTGGCTACCGCTATGGATACTACTTTGTCAGGTGGTACAGGAACTAAAGCAATTATATTTATTGAGCAGGTTTCAAATAACACTGTCTATACTGTCACAGTAGATGGGGTAACTGTCACAGACGATACTTCTAGTGACTCGACTCTTAGTACTTCAGGAGTAGCTAACGATATAGCTAACGGACTTGCAAGTGGATTGACAGGATTTGATGTAACAAGAAATGGAAGTGTTATATATGTCAGAAAAACAGATGGTAGTAATTTTTCTATAGATGGAAGTGACACTCAAGGTAATACACAACTATCTATTGTAAAAGACTCAGTACAAAGATTTACAGACTTGCCTACTGTTTCTCCTAATGGTTATGTTGTTGAGATAAAAGGAGATGACCAGACTAACTTTGATAATTACTTTGTAAAATTTGTCACTAACAATGGTGGAACTTTTGAAGAAGGACAATGGGAAGAAACAGTACAGGCAGGAATACCTTTTAAGTTTGATTACTCCACTATGCCCCACGTTTTAATTAGACAGGCTGATGGTAATTTTAGATTTGCAAGAGTAGATGGAGATACTTATACTTTAAGTGGAACGGACTACACTTTACCTGTTTGGGGAGAACGTACTTCAGGAGATCAAATATCTGCCCCAGACCCCTCGTTTATTGGTCGTAAAATAAATAACGTATTTTTCTTTAGAAACAGATTAGGCTTTCTAGCAGATGACAACGTGATCTTGTCTAATGTGTCAGACTTTTTTAACTTCTTTCCTGATACTGTTTTAACTATTGTTGACTCACACCCTATAGACGTTGCAGCGTCACACACAAAAGTTGCTATTTTAAAACACGCTGTAACTATGGGAGAACAGTTGATTCTATTCTCAGAACAAACGCAGTTTATACTATCTAGTTCAGCAGACAACTTAACACCATTAACAGCTAACGTACTTGTAGCAACTGAGTTCGAGTCTTCAGATGATGCACCGCCTGTAGGTTCTGGTTCATCTATTTACTTCTTAACTAAGAAAGGAGCTTTTGCAGGTATCAGGGAATATATAACTCAAACTGATGTAACGCTAAAAGATGCTAGTAACATCACTATTCATGTACCAAGGCTTATACCAAGCGGAATATTTAAACTTGCTGTATCGAATAACCAAGATATTTTAGTTTGTTTAGGAACTGATAACCCTAACAAGTTATATATCAACAGATGGCTATATGGTACACAAGGACAAAAGGTATTAAACAGTTGGTTTACTTTTACTATTAACGAAAACAGGTCTATAAAAAATGTTGATTTTATAGGTACTGATTTGTTTTTGGTAATAGAAGAAGCTAGTAATGTGACTTTAGAAAAGTTACCTTTTGAATCTGACTATAAAGAAGAATACGCTAGTTTTGAATATCACTTAGATCATAAAGTTACTGAGTCAGATATAACAGTTGCATATAACACAGCAACTAAAAAAACTACTTTTACTTTGCCTTACAGGTTAAGAGGAAATATGAATGTGGTTGGTAGATATACAGCACCTAATCAAACCAGTACGTTTGTTGATCTAAATGGTACGACTCAAACATTGAAAGCAGGCACAATAGTCAAAACTACAAATGCAACTGATGGCACGACATCAACAATAGAAGCTAATGGAGACTATACAAATGCGAAAGTAATTATTGGAGAACCTTTTGATATGCACTACAGGTTTAGTAAACAAAGAATTACTGAATCTGCCCAACAAAGTAGTGCTGAAATTATTAGTTCAAGATTACAACTGCATCACTTCTATATTAAGTATGAAATGACAGGGTTTTTTAAAGTAGAAGTAACTCCTGAATACAGAGACACTAGCACCCATAAGTTTAGTGGTCGTTTATTGGGTGCTGCTTCTTCAGCTATTGGAGAAATAAATTTAGCTACAGGTACATTTAGAGTTCCAATAATGACTAGAGCAGACAGAGTTGATATAGATGTCAAAAATATTACCTTCTTACCTACGCTATTAGCTAGTGCAGAATTTGAAGCTATGTTTAATATGAGAAGTAGGAGAATGTAACATGGGGCATTTAAGAAAATGCACCCTTAAAGATGTTCTTCATGTAAGTGACAACATGAGGGCTATGGATAGACTTGAAGCTGTTTATCAAACAAACCAAGACCCTGACTCTGCTCTAAAGATTTCGTATTTATCTAGTAAAACAGTTATGGCAATCTGTGGAGATGATGACAACCCAATCGGTGTATGTGGAGTAACAAATAATGGTGTTATATATATGGTTGCTACAGATGAATTATTTTCTAGGAAAAAATATAAAATACAATTAATAAGAGAAGGCAGAAAATGGGTTGATGATTTGTTGAAATCATATAAAATTTTATACAATGTGGTATATGCAGAAAACATAGCAGCTATGAAATGGTTAAATACTTTAGGATTTCGATTTATCAAGTATCATAAAGAATATGGCGAACACAAAAAACCTTTTGTTCAATTTATGAGGACAGTCTAATGTGTTTCGTAGCAATAGGAACAGCATTAAGTGGAGGAGCTTTAACAGCAGGTACAGGGGCAGGACTGTTTGGTGCTTCTTTGGCTCTTAGTGCAGGTACACAAATTTTAGGTGCTGCTTCTAAAAATAGAGTAGCTAGACAACAAGCATCATACGCATATCAAGCAGCAGAAAGAACTGCTTTATCTGCTGATGCTGCTATGACTGCACAGCAAGAAGCACTAAATGCACAGTTACAAGAACGAAGGGCTGATGCTGCACAAAAGAAATTAGCAAAGACTGTTGAAGGATTAAAAGCTAAAGGGGCAGTAGCAGCAACAGAAGGTCGGTCAGGTAGATTAATGCAACTTATACAAATAGACGTAGATAGACAAGTAGCAGGAATGAGAGAAAGTCTTAGCCAGTCTTTAGAATCAGCAGAAGTCCAATATAGTAGAGATGTTGCAGGAATAATTGGACAAAGAGATAGTCGTAGAAATCAAGCTATGGATATAGGTAATAGAGGATATATGGAAGCACAGAAAAATTATCAAGGTTTATTACCTACAATAGCTAATATAGCTTCTTCGGGTTTACAGACTTATATAGATGTTGACCCAAATCAAAGAACCTTTACTCAAAAAGATTAAATGGCAGTTCCAGAAGGTTTCCAATCATACACACAACCTAGAGATACTTTTGTTCAACAAAGTACTCAGGCTGCTATTAACGTAACTGACCCATTAACTCAGGTTGCTACTGCGTTGGCGACTATAGAACCTACTTTACAAAAATATATACTACAAAAAATTGAAGATAAAAAAGAAGAAGAAGTAGCAGCAGGACAATCTAAAGGTCAAGCAGCAGGTCGTGTATATAGTAAAACAGAAAAATTATTATATCCACGAAACGTAGAGATAGACGAGACTTCAGAAGATTACGCAAAATCTTTAATTACTTTAAGAAAAAATCAAAAAGCAATAGACGTGGAAGTTACTAGAGGAAGAAGTGCATGGTTTAAAAACGCATATCAAGAATCTAAAGCTATAACTTTAGGTAAAAACTTTGCAGTAGAACTTGAAGCTAACTACGACACTTATAGAGTGCCAGACAAAGTTACAGGAGAAATGAAACCACTTTCTGCATATCCTTATGAAAGTCCAGAAGTGCAAGACTATATCAGTTCATTTAGAAATAAAAATGTTGAAGCAGCTAATATAGAAGACTTTTATTTCAACAGATCATTTTTACCGCAGATAGAAAAAGGAGTAAAAAAGTTCGCAACACAACATGAAACAGACCACTCATACTACAAGTTAGAAGAATACAGTAAATCGCTAAAAGAAAACTTAGGGTTAACTTGGACTGCTTATCAACTTAAAAAAGCAAAGTTTGGAGATAAAGCAGATATGACAGCAGAAGCTAATGATCTTAAACTCATGGTTGAAAACGTAGCAAAGTTATATCAAGCAGAAGATTTATCAAAAATTTATGACGAAGTAATTATTCCTTGGATTATGGAAAGAGGATTATTAATGGCATCTAATGACCAAATAGGTGCAGAAAGATTTGATATAGCTAGAGAATTTTTAAAAGAGTTTACTATGCTGTTTCCTCGAAAGATGAAGACAGAAACAGTAATAAATAAGGCTACAGGAGAAGTAGAAGTTAAACCAGTATTAAGGCAAGTTTTTGAAGAAGATGGTGTAACTCCTACTATTGATGAAAAAGGTAAAACAGTATTTGAGCCAGAATATTTTGACCAGAATGTTTTACAAACAAAAAAGAATTATGAAAAAAAATTAAATACTGCACTAAAAGCAATTAATACTTTAGAAGTGCAATATCAAAAAACAGGTAAAGAAAAAGACCAAAGAAAAGACATAGAAGAAATGAAAACAATTTTAGAAAAAGGAAAAAATATGACTAAAGAAGATAGACAAAGAATAAGAGAGTTAGCTTCTAACAGTACAGCATCTACAACATGGTTAAAAAATAATAGAGATACATATAATCCAAATACTAAGATGGTTTATAACGAGCTATATACAGACTTAAGAGCAGGTCATATACGTGATGATAAATACGCTTATACACGAATTGATGCGTGGTATGAAAGTACTTTAAAGCTACCTAAAGATGACTCTAATTATAAAATACTAAGGGATATGGTAGATGTAGAAGCTAATGAAGAAAGAGATTATGCAGCAGCAGGAGCAAAAGCTGTGGTTCAATCTAAGACACTTATTTTTAATACTTTGCCTGAAAAAACAAAAAATGACCCTTTATTAATGGATAAGTTAAGTGATGAGATACAAAGAATAGTGCCACACATGATGGAGTTTGCAGAAAAAAAACAAATTTTTGGAGAAGAAACAAAAGAAAGATACCCCACAAAACAAGAGATAGATAACGAATTAGAAAGACAAAAACAAGTTATGGATATTAATTTGTTAGCTATACAAAAGTACGCATCTGAAGATACAGCACAGAATTTAAGTCTTGACCCAAATAGTGATGAGAATATACAAAAAAATAAATCTATTAATATAGAAAAAATTAAATTTGTTATGAGAGAACTAAACGGAAAACAAAGTTATGTAGATGGTAAAAAAACAAAACCTACACTTGAAGATTTGGAAGATGCTTATGATTATTTAGGTACAGATATAAGTGTTGATTTTTTATTAGATCAATATGCTGATGGACTTACAAGACAAGACCAATTAGATGGCAAAATGGAATTAGCTAAATTATTAAATAACTTAGAATTATCTGACGAAGATATAAAGCAGTATGACTTAGTAGAAAAGTTTGATGACATAGGTAAAAAAATAACTAATCAATATCCAGACTTAACTAAACGAATAAATGATTATGTATCCGCTACTGCTGAAAGGGAAAAACTTGAAGAATTTAATCAACAAGTTGAAACAGGGGATACTGTACCAGAAGGTAGTTTTGGTATTAACTCTAAGTTTGATGATAACTTAAACGAAGGAAACGAAGGAAATACAAAGGCAGTAACACCCTCGAAGGTTGACGAAAATGTAGAGAAATTAAATGTTTCAGATGAGACTAAGGTTGAGACAGTAGATGAGGACAAGGGCGAGTCAAAGGTAAAAACTAGAGAAAGTTTAAATTTAAGTGAAATACAGTCTGATGTAACTCCAAACTTAGGTTTAAGAGATGGCAGTCTTATAGCTATGGCTTTACCATTCAAAGGAGAAGAAACCAAAAAGCAAGAAGATACCCAAGTAACGATTAGCAAAGAACCAAATGCAGTAAAACGTATGGAAACTAATTTTCAAACAATTTACGCTTTAGCTAAAGAAGTTGGAATTAAATTCCCAGAAGTACTTGCAGCACAATTTGGTGCTGAGTCAGATCATGGATTATTAGTTACTGGTAAAAATAATTACTTTGGTATAAAAGCAACACAAGCTGAAATAGATGCAGGGCAGTCAACACTAGCACCTACGTTTGAAGAAATAGATGGCAAGAAAGTAAGAGTAATGGCACACTTTAAAAACTTTGACAGTATCAGGGAATCAATAGAACATTATAAAAAATTCTGGAATGACGATTTCCAAGATAGAAAAGGTCTTGTTAATGTCAATACTGCTGAAGAAGCAATAATAAGATTAAAAGAAAATGGTTATGCAACAGACTCAGACTACGATAAGCTAATAACAGATGTTCTTAATGATGCACGTAGAGAACCTCCCTTATTCTAAATGTCTCAAGAAATTACTTCTCTTACTCAAAACTCAGGAGTAGATACCCCTAAAGCTAAGATAATTAATGCAGTAGAAAAAATTAAAGAAGACGAATTACAAGGTAAAGATGTAGTAGCAGATGAAAATAAGATTGAAGAAATTAAAGAAGAAAGAAAAGAAAAATCATTAAAGATACAAACAAATGAAGAAATACAAAATGCAAAAGTTAATCCTTTAGACAAACCAGAAACAGAAGATACATCATGGATAGGTGGTGTTTATAACTGGTATAAAGAAAAACAAGCAGAAAACGAAAAAAGATTTGCAGGTTTTAATCAAAGATTAGAAGAAAATAAAAAAAAGCTACAACAAGATTTAGTAGGTAAAATTATTGGAGGATTAATACATGGTCGTATTGAAAGTATTAATGAACTATATAACTTTGGAGATGACGTTTTAGATTTATTAATGGGGGATTTGTATAATTCTCAAAGATCAGATGACTTTGATTTAATAGGTTTTAAAGAAGGACAAACAGACTATGGTTTTAAAATTGGAGTTAGAGAGCAATACAAAGAAGAAGCAGATGACGGATTACTTTCTGCCTATGGTCTAAGTAAAACAATAAGTCAATGGATTATACCAACAGGATTATTAGCTAAAAGTTTAAAAAAAATAGGAGTTAAAAGATTTAGATATGCTATTGCAGGTTCAGTAGCAGACGCAGCTTTAACAGACCCTTATGACACAAACCTGTTAAGCATGATAGAAGATAGAATTGATCTTGCACAACCTATAGTAGATTTTTTAACTGCTAATGAAGATAATCCTGAACTTGAAGAAAGAGTAAAAGGTAGATTACAGACTATGGTTCAAGGTTTAGTTGTAGGAGAAGGTTTAGTTGGTAAAGGTATTCCCTTTGTAGCTCGTATGGGTAGAAGTGCTGTAAAACAAACTCTTAAAAAAGGAAAAGTTTTAAGTGAGTTTTTTGGCATAAAAAGTATTACTGATTTGACAGGTCAAAAAGGACAAGAAATAGTTGATTATGTTATGGAGCAATTTTATAACATTAAAAAAAATGGAAAAAGAAGGTCAGTTATTCTTGCAAAAATAAATGACACTATAAAAAAGAACGGAGCAGATATAACTCAAACTGAAGTAGATGAAATAGATGCAAACTTAATTGTTAGTCAGGTTAGATACAAAAAGGCTTTGCAAAAAGATAGTGCTATGCAGAAATATTATAAAGAAATTGTAGGAGGAGATGGCAAATCATTATATGGAGTTCCTTTAAAAAATTCTAAGATTACCAGAACATTTAATCCGCATCACTTATATAAATCTGTATTTAAAAAAGATGGACAGATAGTTAACAAAGGTGCGATATGGGAATATATTGCTGCTAGATCAAAAGTAGTTGCAGAACTAAACAAAAAAAATGTAAGAAGTAATAAAGACTTATATTTAAAAGCAAAGACTCAATTACCTTTAGATGTATTTGACGCAGCAGTAGATTTTGTTGATAGGTATGGAGTTAATGGAGAGGTTGATTTACCTGCTGTGATTATTACATTGAACGACATGATTTTAGAATCAGGTATTGTTCTACGTGATTTGTCATCACAAATGCACGATATGGCAAAGCTCACAGGAGGAGGAGTACAGAAGGGAGATGCTTATAAAATATTAAAAAATGACTTGGCATTTACACTGCAATTTTATAGTGATTTATTAAATGTCAAAAAAGGTACAGGAGGAATTTTAGGTTCTGCTTTGCAGAATATGAATAAGACTTCAGCAGACTTACTTGAAGGAGCAGATACAAGTGTCAAGGGATTAAAAACTTATTTTGAACAAAGTAACCAAAATAAAATGCTTGATGATTTAGCAAACTTTGAAAAGTCAGATGATGTTTTAATTGACAGTATGGAAGACCCTTTAGGGGAGTTTACTATAGCTCAAATCTTAAAGGCTGCTGATGATGGTAATACAAAAGCACTATTAAAACTTACTCGTCAACTACATCTTGCAGCTACAAACCCAAGAGCTATGAAGATGATTTTAAAAGCACAGAAAGGTAATAATGTTATAAAAATTACTAACGAATTGTTTATAAATTCAATTTTATCTAGTCCAATAACACATCAAGTCAATATGATTTCGACTGCTTTTAATACAGCTATGCGACCAGTTATGAAATTAGCAGGTGGTGGATATGAAGTTGCAGAAGGATTTATTAAACAAGATCAAGCACTTATGGCTGATGGTAGTTTGACAGTTAAAAAGGCCATGATGGATTTGTATTATTTATCAGTTGCGTCTGTTGAATCTACGATTATGGGAGGTAAAGCATTTATGCACAATGCAAATATTTTAGATGCTTCAAACAGTACTGTAGATTTATCAAAATTAAACGCTGTAGATGTTGAAGGTAAGTCATGGCTTATAAGAGGATTTCATGGACTATACACTACACCACAAAGATTTTTAATGGCAGAAGATGAGGTTTTTAAACAAATTAATTTTAGATCATACGTTAGAACAAAAATATGGGAAAGAAGTTTAAAGAAAAAATTTGCGACTAGAAAGGATTATGAAAAATATGTTAATGGAGAATTTAAGAAAATTATTGATGTTGTTAATAAAGAATCAATGACTGGTAAATTATCTAAACAAAATGCACAGTTGTATAAAGAAGCAAGACAATTTGCAAACGAAGCAACATTTACAGAAGACTTATTAAATGGAACTTCAGGTAAATTTGCACAAAGATTAGTTAACCAGAATCCAATACTACGTCAGGTCATACCTTTTGTTAGGACACCTATGAACATAATGAAGCAGTTTATGAAGACAACACCTGTAGCACATCTATTAAAAGATCAGGCTTGGGCTAAAAATCATCTTGCTTTTGTAAGAGAACATTCTGAAGAAATAATGTCTAAAGACCCAAGTATTAGAGGTATGGCAAAAGGAAGAATGATAGTTGGTAATTCATTTCTTACAGCAGGATTTTTATTATCTACTGCTGCAAATGACCCTTTAGCTAGAGTTGCAATTACAGGTGGTTTACCTGCAAATAAACAACAGAGAGAAAAATTATTAGCTACTGGATATTTACCTTATTCTTTTAGACTTAGAGCTACAGAAGAAGACATAGCAAAATATGGGGCAGAAGGTAAAGCGTATGAAGTAATCCAACACCCTGAACACCCAGACGTAAAATTAGTAAGGGGAGAAGATGGAAAATTAGCTTATAGATATATTAGTTATAAAAGAATTGAACCTTACGCTATGTTTTTGAGTTCAATGGCAGACTTTACAAGAGTTGTTGGACTAATGGGAGAAGAAGCACAAATTGAAAAAGATGGTTTATATCAAGTCTTTATGGCTGCTGTGTATAACAATATTGGAGATAAATCATATCTTAGAGGAATTACAGAACTGTTCAGAGTGATAAATAATGAATCTACATTAAATGGATTTTTAATGAACAGACTTGCAACTTTAGCTGTACCTGTAAGTGGCTTACAAAAAAATGTTAAGACTGCAATTAACTCAGGATTATTTGATGAAGGCAAGTCAGGCAATATACGTATGGATAAGAAAGTTGCCAAAGGAGAATATTTAGATGATATGGGGCAACCAAGTAATCTAAATGCTCCCTTGATAGTTTTTCAAAGATTACTTAATGAAATTGCAAATAAAACAAGTTTTGGTAATGCTAAGACAAGACCTATGCAACATCACATCTCAGGAGAATATATGCTAACTCCTGTTGGTTTTGGTAAAGGCGAGATGAATATATTTACAAGTGGTTATATGCAAAAAACAATGACTAATAATGATTTAGTCTTATCCGCTTTAAATGCAGTTGGGTTTGAATTTGCACCACCAACAGATGTTTTAGTTGGTAAGAACAAATATAGTCAAGGAATCTATTTAGACAACAACGAACTACAAGATTTAATAAGTGCAACAGCATTTACAGAGTTGTATTACAACGGAAAAAGACAAAGAATGTATGACGCTATGGAGCAAGTTTTAAAGAGTCCTTTTGGACAGTTAGCGTTAAATCAACTAAGTGAATATAGAGGAATGAAGGGAGAAATAAGTATGAAAGATAGAAGAGAAATGGCTAGAGTTACAGGTAATGACTGGTATATTACAGCAGATTTTAACGATAAAATGAGAGTAGATTTGATAGATGGTGTAAGAAAAGACTTAGGAAAAATATTAAGTGAAATTCATACTTTTTATCTTAAAGGAGCTAGAAAAGCATATATTACAGGTGTTGGTTTACCAGAGGGTGTAGCTTCTTTGCCTGAAGAAAAGAGAAAATTATATGAGGAAAATAAGAAAAATCTATTATTATTAGAACAAGGCTTTAATAAAACCAACACATCTGAAAACTTAAAAGGCTTTATTAATTATTAACTATGGCTACCAACACCACCAATACGTTTACTAATCACACAGGAAACGGAACTGAAGTTAATTTTTCTATTAGCTTTTCATACATATCTATTTTAGGAATAGATGTAACTGTAAATGATGTTTTACAAACTATTAACACTCACTACTCAGTTAATGGACAGACAATAACTTTTATTGTTGCTCCTGCAAATGGTGCTGCTATTAAGTTTCAAAGAGATACAGATATTAGTTTGCCAGTTGTTGACTTCCAAGATGGTTCAGTTCTTACAGAGCTTGACCTTGATACAGGATTAAGACAAGTATTATTTGCACAACAAGAAAACGCAGACGAAACAGCGTCAGGTATTGTTACAGACGGAAATGATTTAACAGCTAATAACAAAAGAATAAAACTTATCAATGACCCTGTAGATGTAAAAGATGCTGCAAATAAACAATATGTAGATGGTTTTGTAAAGAGAGATGGGTCTTTAGCATTAACAGGAGATTTAAACGCAGGTGGAAATCAGATTGGAAGTTTAGGAGATGGTGTTGCTGCAAGTGACGCAGTTAACAAAGGACAGTTAGATGCAGGTATAGCAAATGCAAACGTAGCGATTGGACAGGCAGGTGCTAGTGCTGCTGCTGCTTTGACAAGTGCAAACAACGCTGCAACGTCAGCTACACAAGCTGCTGCTTCCGCAACCCAAGCAGCTAACTCAGCAAGCACAGCAACGAATTTAGCAAGAACTTCAGTATTTGTAGGTTTTCAAAGATTGAGTAGCGGTATGTTACGTATGGTATATAATTTAGCTAATGACCCCAACACAACTGTTTACAAAGCAGATGATTTTATACAAAATGGGGCTAGTCACGCTTATTTTTTAGGCGAAGACGTACTTAGTAGCGTTGCCCCTAATGCTCCTAAATTCACACTTGCAATAAATTCGTCTGCAAACATAGCAGCAGGATTACAAGGACATCTCGTACTCGACATTTAACTATGGCACAAATTGATTTAGGTAAACTCAAGTTTAATTGGAGAGGAACTTGGGCTACAAATACTGCTTACGACATAGATGACGTTGTAGAGTTTAATGGTTCTTCATTTGTTGCTGTATCAACTGTAGCAAGTAGTAATACAACAAACCCAAAAGATAGTAGTCTGTTTGAATTTATGACGGTAGGCCTCAACATGAGAGGTACTTTTAGTTCAACAGAAACTTATCAAAAAGGAGATTTAGTTAATTATAATAATGCGGTATATCTATTAACATTCATAGGAGGATATAGACAAGCAACTGTTGCAGGTACACCTGCTCCTGATGCTAGTTCTTACTGGGCGATATTTACACCTGCTCCTAGTGGGGCTGTATTAAATGCGTCAGGAGGAATGATATTTAAAGATAATGATGACACAACAAATGTACAGTTGCCTATTGGCGAAGTAGGTTCTCAGCTAAGTGTTATAGAAAAACCTTTAGAAGATATACCAAATGAAGGTAACTATGAATATAATCCAATACTTTTTAGTGGAACTAGACACGCATGGTTAACAGGAGATGAAAGAGAAACTTATGAATCTGTCAATTATACAGTTACAGTAGCAGCAGTAAACGGTCAAAATCAATTTCATCTTAGTGGCGGTAGTCTTTCTGGAACTGTTGAAAGACCTACACTAACTATCAAGATTGGCTCACAGTATGTTTTTGATGTTAGTGACGCTAGTAATACAGGCCACGTTTTTGCTTTTAAATATCAATCGGGTACAGGTTCAGCTAGTTCTACTTATAGCTTTGTTAATTCCACTGGATATAGTGAAGCTGATTTTGGAATTGTAAGAAGCGGTACAGCAGGTCAAGCAGGAGCAACAATTACATACACTCCAAAAGCACCTGCTTTGTATGTTAATCAATATGGTTGCTCTGTTCATTCTGGTATGGGAGTGGGTATCTTAACTACTTCATCAACAACACCAACGCTTTATCGAAAAAATGGTTTGTCAACTGCTGTTAATATAACAAAAGGAAAATCATATACATTTACTTTCCCTGCTAATGGTTTAACTTACTCAATTAAAGACCCTGCTGCTAGTGGATATAGCGGAGTAGGAAGCGGTGGAAGAATAACAGATGGAAGTGTCGTACCTCAATTTGTAACTAACGGAGGAAGTATTGTTTATACACCTCCTGTTGGTAGTACGTTAGCTACAGTTGTTATTCGTGATGAAGCAAACCAAGCTGACACTATAACTCTATCGTTAAAAGATTTAAAAACTGTTCCTTCTTGGTCTGGTAATACTGTTTATAAGAAAGATTTAATTCAGCAGCCTTATGATGTACCAAAAGATTTAGTAAAAGGATTTTGTCATTTCCCTAACGCAACAATAAATAACTATACAGAAAACTTATGGCCTTTACCTGCATACCTAAAGAAAAGTGGTAGAGGATTTTTATATGGTTGTTGCACAGCAGGTTATAGAAGAGCAGGTGCTTTAGGTTTAAGAAAGTATGTTGAATTTGGTAATCACTATCATACGAGTGGTTATGATTACACTTATGGTAGTGGCTATGGTGTTTATGGTGTAAGTGCTTATAACGGAACTCATAGTTACCCTGCTGAAGGGGTCAATAGAACTCCTAAATTCTGGGAAGAAGCACTTGCAGGACACCCTGACTATGCACATTTGTTAACCGATCTAAATGGTAATGCTCTTGATTTGTATGACCAAAATGGAAGATTAAAATACTTATGGCCTAGATTAATGCAAATGCACAAATCAGGTAGGCATGGCTACCAGTTGTTTGAAAATGGCATGGTCATGGCAGCAGGTTACGCAGGTTATGGAATATGGGGTAACGGTAGTACATGGGATTTAAACGCAGCAGCTATGGGTGTTGTATTTTATGATGACTCAGGAGCAAGATTAACAGGAGCAAACCACCCTAAAATTAAATTTATAGAATTTTCTAATGCTCAAAACTTTAGTGGGGATAACGATAGTTATTATTCCGTTAGAATGTTAGATACAAACGGAAAGCTATATACATGGGGTTATAACGGATATGGACAGCTAGGAAATAACAACACAAATAATGATTACTACGCAAAGCAAATGCCTATGAGTAGAGTAGGTAATGAAAAAATTATATACATAGCTTCAAGTGGTTATTATTATACTTCTGTTTATGCAATAACAGAGTCAGGTAAGCTATATAGTTGGGGTAGAAATGGTAATGGTCAGCTTGGTTTAGGTAACACTAATAGCTACTACTCAACACCACAAGAGATGACAGCAGTATCGGGTTCTCCTATTGAAAATAAAAAAGTTGTTCATGTTGTAGCTAACCAAGATGGAGATGACGAGAATAAAGTTTGGATATTAACTGATGAAGGTAAAGTTTATTTTGCAGGTTATAAAGGTCACGCACATGGAGCAAGTGGAGGGGTTTATCAAAGTAGTCCAAGTAATAGTACACTTCCAGAACTACTTACTAACTCAGGTACTATGTGGAATAGCAATAATCAAAAAGTAATATATATGGCTTGTAATAATTGTAGATATTCAACTTTATACTTTATTACTGACGGAGGAACTACTGGCTATAACCAGAAAATATATGCTACTGGTTACAACGATTATGGACAACAGGGAACTGGTAGAACTACAAGTGCTAACAACAACAGTACAGATTGGTTTGGTGCGGAAATACAGTTTAGAGATTTTGGCGACCCAAGTTTAAATACAAATGGTTCTAATGACTCTAGGCCAAATGAAGTAACTGGAACTTTACATTCATTTAGAGATGATACGTCACACGCAAACTATAAAAAATTAAGAATAGGAACTATTGTAAAAATCCACCCCAGAGGTGGAGATGGAGATAATGCAAACAGAGTTGTATTAGAAGATGATGAAGGAAGGCTATTTGTTGCAGGTTATTGGAACTATGTAACTACTCCATATCTTGAAGCTGACGGTAACAACGCTTATTATCACAATAACTACTCATGGACAAATTACTTTGTGCCTTGGTGGGGTACACCCGAAATGATTATCGAAGGTGGATTTTCACATCATCACTCAGGTAATAGTGAAACTGCTAGTTCTATTATTACTAAGTCAGGAGAGTGGTTCAGACAAGGAGATAACAGTTGGTATATGATCGGAGATTACCATAGCTCTAGCTACGGTTGTTGGATAAGATCAAATTGGAATCAATACACAGGAGATTAAACTAATGGCAGAATTTAAAGCATCTGATTATTCAGAATTTTATCGTTTAGCTTATACAGGCAAAGAAGAATCATGGGGTTCTGGTATGAGTGAAACCACAAATGATTCTAGTAAATTAAAGAAATGGTTAAAGATAGGTACTGTTGTTGTAGCAGAAACAGGTTTTGACCCAACACTATTAGTTAACGATACTGTTACTTTGACTAAAATAACTGATGCTGACTTGTTAACAGCAGCAAAGAAAGAGATTAACTGGGAGTAATTGGATTATCCACAGATTGATATACCAGAAAATTTAGTACCGCCTAAAACAATTTTTTATCCACCTGTGGCAGACGTTCCATATTTAGACCCTCTACTTCTTCCAAGTCTGGAACAGGTAGAGTCGGGTTTGGGAGGTCAGGAATCTTCTGCTGAAGAAGAAAAATCATCTTCAAAGGAGGAAGGGTTAGAATTAACACCAGAGACAATACCGACAAACCTGCCAAACACCAAAGAAATTTTATCAACTGAAGAACCTGTAGCTACATTTAATATACCTTTTTTTGGGGAAATGCCTATACCTGCCCCAGAGGTTATAGCATCAAGTGTAATAGCTAGTGGGGTGTCAGCCACAGCAGCAGTAACAGGTTCAATAGTTTTGCAAAGCGTTATTAATCAGCTAAAGAAAGTAATGACAAAGATATTTAAGAAAGTACTTAAGAAAGAAATTGCAGATAACAAGAAATAAGGTATAGTATATTTACAAGTCTTTCCGCAGACAACACACATTTAGGTTAAATAACCTCTGACCTAAACAAAGTGTGATACAACGAAAGACAAGAGGTTTAGGCGAGTGTACCTGCTTGATCTCTCTTCTATTGACGAATAGTAGATGACCTCAAGATTCCGTCAATGCCCTTGCAGTGGTCAACGGATTTATGAAACGAACACAAGTGGTAACTTGTTAAATTCGTACCTCCTCTACAGAGCGTTACTCGCCTTTAAATTTTTCGGAATTAGCTTTAACATAACTTCGTATATTAATGACATCACTACAGATGTATGCGTATTTAGAAGCAGGGTTTATCATATAGCCACTTGCGTGAAGCTGACTGCATTTCAAAATACGAACTAGCTGTTTATCATGGACTTGCTTGTCTAGTTCTTCTTTGGCTAGGTCTAGCTTTACTTTGGATAATTCGTTACAAGTTTGATTATCTCCCAGAGGTATCATAAAACTCATCTGTACTCCCCAACCTTCGTTTATAGAATAAGTTTCTTCGCCCTGTGCATCATTTCCTGTATAGAAAGGAGTTACAGCCAAAGTAGGTTGACTACAAACTAAGTTTCCAAACTGTTGTTTACCTGTCATTCCATTATTAATATTCATATTCTGGTTGATAATACTTGAATTACCAACAGCATTTGGTTGAGCCTGTACGTTTGTATCGCCTTCGGCTCTTACTTTACTGACTAAAGACAGACAAAGAAGTGATAACGCTAGTAGTCGTAATCGCATCATTCTGTGTGATTTGTTCTATTTTAGTTCCTGATGCTCTAGTAGTTATAGCTAACGACCAATCAGAGGTAACAGTTTTAGGAGTAAAAACTGCATCTGCGTGTGCTATACCACCACTAGAAGCACTTGTAACTTCTATATTTGATGCTTCCCAACTAGACAAAGCAGACCCATATTTCTCAGTAACTATAGACCTTGTAATAGTCTGGGTTGTGTTTTCAGTTCTATTAGATGAACCTGTAGTCCACGTTGGCACTCCGTTTGCATAACAAGGAGCAACTAAAAATAAACCTAGTAAGAGTAGCTTTTTCATTTGATGCCTACTTTAGAGTTCTTATTATCTACTATAGTATCTTTTTTCTTCTTTATCTGAAACCCTAGTGAAGCAGTACTAGCTGAAAAAATACTTGCAATAAATGTCGGGTCAAAATCTACAATCTTTTTACCAGATGGCGGTTCATAGTATGAGAGAGATAATAGCGTTGCCGACCAAAGAAGTACACAAACTTTGACAATGGTTTCGACTCTACTAGGTTCTTGATCTTCCATGAAAAGTTAAGACTCTTGTTTAATACTACCAAGTTAGCTATGTTTGGAAAGTAACACAATAGTTATTATGCTAAAAATCTTAAAACCAATACTACTAAAATTCTTTACCACTACTGCTGTAAAGAGATTAGTAGTTGATTTGCTTAGAGCAATCTGCAAACAAACTAGCAACACGCTAGATGATCGTGCTGTGGATATGTTGGAGCAACAACTATTCCCAAAACTGAACTGATATGAACCATAAAGAATTTTTTAATGTTCTTATTGGTAATCCCCCACCCGAAATAGAACTGGAAATAGAACTTAAATGCAGGGAGGTTCAACAATTACCAGACTTTGTTATCAAAGATTATTGTTGTGACCTTGTAAAACAAATAAGATTACAAGATATGTTGCTAATGGCATCACTTGTAAAGATTTCCGAAACAGAAACTAAGAATTATCATCTTGAAAAAGAGTTAAAACAATATAGAAAGATACAAAAACAAGGATTACTAGGTAAAGTTAGGTATGTATTGTTTGGCAATAGAGCTAAAAAGTGATTATATTAAACAAAAAAGCTAGTAATTATGGATAGAAACTTAAAATTACTAAAGACCATACACTATGAGTTGGCTAAACATATACTTGATTTAATAAAAAGTGGCGAAGCAAAGGCAGGAGACTTAAACGTAGCTAGACAATTCTTAAAAGATAATGGTATCGAGTGTATTCCTGTAGAAAACAGCCCAATGACAGAGCTAATGAATAACTTACCAGACCTAGAAACTATCCCTCTTACAGATTAATAATTGCAACCCTTACCAGAAAAGCTACTTGACTTTAGATATTTCTTAATCGTTACTTGGAGACATCTAAACCTACCAGACCCTACACCTGTTCAGCTAGATATAGCAGAATATCTACAACATGGTGCTAGAAGAAAGATCATACAGGGGTTTCGTGGGGTAGGTAAGAGTTGGATTACCAGTACTTACGTTGTTTGGCGATTAAGGATAGACCCACAACTAAAGTTTCTTGTAGTATCTGCTAGTAAAGACAGGGCTGATAACTTTACGACCTTTACTATGCGTCTTATAAACGAGATGCCTATACTAGCTCCACTAATCCCCAGAGATGACCAGAGAAACAGTAAGGTTAGCTTTGATGTAAGACCTGCCAGTGCCGATCACGCACCCTCCTGTTCTTCTAAAGGGGTCTTATCGCAGCTTGCAGGGAGTCGTGCTGATGAAGTCATAGCAGATGACTGTGAAGTGCCTAACAATTCCTTTACACAGCCTATGAGAGACAAACTAGGCGAAGCTGTAAAAGAGTTTGAAGCGATACTAAAACCAAATGGCAAGATTACATTCTTAGGTACACCACAAGTAGAGAACAGTTTGTACCTAACACTAGAAGAACGTGGCTATGAAACACGAATATGGACAGCTAGATACCCAAATCATAAAAACAACTACGGAGATCGCCTTGCTCCACGTATTGCTAAGAACCTCCTAGAAGGCTCTGTACAGCCTAAAGACCCTGTTGACCCTGTTAGGTTCTCAGCCATTGATCTAATGGAGCGTGAAGCGTCTTATGGCCGATCTGGGTTCAATCTACAGTTTATGCTTGATACAACCCTCTCAGATCAAGATAGATACCCCTTAAAAATTAACGACCTAGTAATTATGTCGGTCAATAAAGAGTACGCACCTGAAAAAGTTATATGGTCTAACTCTCCTGAGTATGTAATTACTGATTTACCCTGCGTTGGGTTCAATGGCGACAGGTATCATAGACCTGCACAAGAGTTCGGAGACTACATTGAATACACTGGGTCAGTGCTTTTCGTTGACCCCTCTGGTACTGGAAAAGACCAGACAGCTATATCCTGTGTAAAGATGCTAAATGGTAACTTATTCGTTACAGAGTGCTTTGGTTTGTCGGGAGGTTACTCCGATAGAGTCCTAGAACGCATAGCTAGAACCGCAAAAGTCAATAAGGTTAACAAGATTATCGTAGAACAAAACTTTGGTGGAGGTATGTTCTCACAGTTACTTAAACCATTTCTTATGAGATACCACCCTTGCGAAGTAGAAGACGTGCGAAACACCAAATCTAAAGAAATGAGAATCATTGATACCCTTGAACCTGTAATGAACTCGCACAGACTCATTATTGACCGCAGAGTTATGGAAAATGACTTTAAATCAAACCCTGATGACACCCCTGAAAGAAGACTTAAACTGCAACTTGCCTACCAAATATCAAGACTTTCTAAAAATAAAGGCTCTTTAGTACATGATGACCTTGTTGACTCCCTAGCAGGTGCAGTTGCCTACTGGACAGAGTATATGGCTCAAACTGAAGACATGAATATCGCTAAAAGACATGATGAATTAATTAATACACACCTAGAAAACTGGGGTCACGTTCTTAATAACACTGTTTCACAAGCTGCTATGGGTATGTCTCCTCAACAAATTAGAAATTCCTCTGTCTCTGACAGTGGTTTCCTCAATAATCTTTAATTAAAGCCTAGTATAGGAGATACCTCTAATGCTCCGTTTGGGTTAGGGTAGTTGTCTCATAGCAGCTACCCTTATAACACTAAGATTACACTAAGAAAAAATTTGGCGGAAAAATCTGAAAGGGTAATAGAATATACGTAGAACTACTTTCCCCCATATAAATTTTAATTTTTTTTCTAATTTTTAAAAAAATAATCATTAATAATAAAAAAACCTAGTGACAGTAAGGGTTCTAAGAATATTATTACTATTCTTAAAAGGATTTACTAGGATTTTTTTAATTGTTGGCTTTTATTTGTTTCCTTAATCGGTAGGGGGTAGGGGTAGATCAATAGACTAGATCAATGAACTATATAAGGGGGTCAATATAAGGGGTCAATAGGATATAAAAAGAGAATAAAAAAAGGATATAAAAAAAGGCTAGTAAACACTAAGATAATCTAATTGTTACAGAATGTAAACAATGAATTTAATCAGTGATAGCAAGGGAAGTCAGACTAATTTAAAAAAGGTTGTTGACACTTTGCGGTAACACTCGATATAGTAGGTTCAACAGGTCAACAAGACTTGTTTAACTTTATCAAAAACAACTAACCACACACTATGAAAAAACTGTTTTCTACAGTTACAATTCCTGAGACTCTCAGGGGTCTTGTAATTAAGACTAAATACCTTGGGGCTACTGACTACAAGGGGGCTAGAATCAAAGCTACTCACTTGAGAGATAGCGGGGTTACCTACTCTAAAATTACTAGCAAAGATTATGACTTAGAACCTGCTGATATGGCTCTCGTAGCTGCTCAAAACCTAGTAGATTCTTGGCCACTCAAAGAATACAACCCTAATATGAAAATTGTTTCAATGGGTTGGGATCATGCCAACTACTACTTCGTAGTCATTTAGATTCCTTAGAGCCTAGTTATAGGTTCTAAAGAGTTTAAAGACTCTAACCAAACTTTACCAACAAAAACCACTATGGAAATTTTAGTCAGCACTAGGACTGCATACGGAAGAGAATACGTAGATGTAGTCAATAAAGAGCAAAGAGTACCTATTCAAATCCTAACGGGTCAGGATACTCTCACTCAAGAAAAAATCAATGCCCTTAAAAAATTAGGGTTTACTTTCAAGCTACAAACAACTGCACCTACTATCCAATTCTGATTATGTACTCTCACGAAGAAACTAAGGCATTTTATGAAACTAAATTCAATGTCGAACTAACAGGCTCAATGCTTATTAGCTTGCAGTGGTACTGTAACCACTTCAAAGATTATCATAGAAAATTTTGGGATACTAACCACCCTGAATATGAACAAGATTATGTAGATGATTTTGAAACTATGATGACTCGATTAAATGAGCCACACAAAAACTTTACCATTGACTAACTATGGACTATCAAAAAACCAAAGTAACAACCTCTGAATACTGGGATTTTTTCTGGGAACAATTCGATATGGAAGAAGCTAATTCTGGGGGCTACGCTGAATACGATAATGTATGGAAGCGTACTAAAGAATACGTTGATAATCAAATCGAAATTGCTTAACGATTCCTTAGAGCCTACTTAGTAGGTTCTAAAGAGTCCTTAACAAGACTCAATGGGTTAACTAGGTAACTATTGTTATTAAATGTCAGTAAAGCAACACGCCACCACCTGACAGCCCACTTTACCAAAAACTATCTAACCAAAAACAATGACCCAAACAACTGTCAAAAAACAATCAAACAAAGAACCTTACAATCCTGATAAGGCGGTTCAAGAATTAACTGATAAGTTAATTTCAATAATGGAAAAAGGTTGCAATCCTTTTCGCAAAGAGTGGACTCCTGAAGCTGATCACATGAACATAACTACAGGGGAGTACTACCAAAATGGTAACTTAATCTGTCTTGAGATAGATAAACTAGCACAGGGTTTTCAATATCCATATTGGTGCGGTTTTAAACAGGCTCAAAAGTGGGGTCTAAAAATTAAAAAGGGTAGCAAGTCAGCTATCATTCTTAGACCTATCACTATCAATGGTAAGCGACCCTTAGATGAGTCAAAACCTGATGGCCTGCAAGTAGAAACAGGTGCTAGATTTACTATCTTTCGCCCAGTGCGAGTGTTTAACATAGCCTGTTTTGTAGGCTCAACACCTGAGAATCAGAAAAAGCTAGACGATAGGATAGCTGAGCTACAAAAACAACATGAAGCTACTAACTTTGAGCCACTAGATGACCGACTAAAGAATGTGCATGACATAGTAGTTACCAACTACATTGATAAGCACCTTAGAAACTTCAGTCACAAAGGGGATAGAGCATACTATGACGTACTCTTTGACGAGATCGTAGTTCCTGACCGCACTAGGTTCTCTAATAACGAAAATTATTATGCCGTTGTAATGCACGAAGCCTGTCATAGCAGTGGTTCTCAAGAGAGACTAGCGAGACAGGGCATAGTAAAAGCCTGTGGATTTGGCTCTGAACTCTATGCTGAAGAAGAGATTATTACAGAATGCTCAGCTTTTCTCTTAGCTAGAGAGTTAAAAGTCAGCACCACTGATGACCAACACGCTAGTTACCTTAAGAGTTGGTGTTCTAAGCTACGCAAAGAACCCAAGTTTATTAAGACTATCTTAGGACAATCAGTAAAAGCTAAGAACTTTATCCTGAACCCGATAGTTGACAAATCCGATAACACATGATAGAGTGTTATCAGAACCACTCTTATTAGCCCTTGATTCAGGGGCTAGTATGAGTGGCTCACAAAGAGTCACTCAGTTGTACAACTTCGCTTTACTCTAACTATGGAATTAACTTTTCCACAATCCTCTCATCAGTCAGGTTTAAGACTGATGCTACGCAACCCACACCCTAAGAAAGAAAGGCATGGCGACTGCGGTACACGTGCAATCTGTTTAGCTTATGATCTTGACTATCAACAAGTCTGGAACAGAGCTACCAGAAACAAACGTGCAGGTAGTTACTATTACGATCAATGGGGTCAACGTAAGCAGTCTTACAAGAGTGCTGACTGGGGTTTAAGTAAGACCGATTTAATCGCAACACTTCAAGACTTCGGACTTGATGTTGTTTATAAATCTCTTACCAGTTACAAGAACAAAGACAAGTCAACATGGTTGTACTTTCATAAAGACAACATACCTGAGACTTGCATAGTTCATGTACCGCAACACTGGGTTGCTGTTAGAGATGGTGCTATCTGGGATACCTACGATAGCAGAGGTAAGCGACCTCGCAAACTTAGAGGTTACGTATGTCTTAGACAAGACTTACTACCTAACCACTAAGAGTCACAACAACTGGGGCATAGTGTAAAAGCTATGCCCTTACTAACCAAACACATGAGTCACATGACTAAGAAAAAAACTATTACATCAACTAAACACCAAAAAATCTTTTGGCTCAATGACAACTTAGACTTTTGTTGTTCGCCACTAGATGCACCACAACAAGTTGATTATGTTAGCGAGTGGTTATCATCTTATAGATTCCGCACTCTCGAATCAAAACAAGTTGATGATGTACTAGAGATACATCAACACTTAGTGATAGTTCAAATGGGTGGGTTCAGCACAATGCTTGACTCATACCGCAACAAACAAAAACAACCTTTACCAAAACAATGAAACTAAACGATCTTATTAAGCAAGTCAATGATGAGTACTGGCCACCAGAACCAGACTTCGAAAACACAGTTGATAAAGATGCTATTAAAAAGCTAAAGAAAGATCAACTAAAACAAGTGTCAGATATTCTAAAAAAAATAGATTATTGACAACTTAAAAACATTCGGGCATACTTAACTAAGGGTATGCCCTACCCTATCAACCAAACAAAAGGAGTCACATGAAAACTTCACTAACAACAATCGTACTTGACGCTATCGAGTTTGAGCTAGACGATCAACAGTACTGCAACGGACTAGACAATACTAACTGGCAAGACTGGAATGACAAAGAAAAATTCCAGTGGTGTTATAACGTATGGTTCTCAAGTGCTAGACCTAACACTGCATCTCTAAACAAAACTTTAGATGAGTGGTTAGCAGGGCTACCGATAGCTATACCCTATATGAATGACAACATAAGGGATATGGGTCACGACCCTTGCACATTCTTTCTTGACTGTGCCTGTGAGATTATTAATCAAGCAGGGTGGGAACATATAGAGTTCAAGAACATTCAGTATCCTGAACTAGCAAGACCACCACTCAAGAACTATGTAAGAAAATCCATAGAGCAAGACCGACCTGAAACTTTAGAGGGCGAGTTCATACCTAACTTTCACGATTAGGTATGAAGCACCGCAAACCCTCGCAAACCCTTTGGGAACTAGAGTCTATCTATGATCGCCTTAGTAGGATTACAGGCACACAACCAAAGGATTACTGGCGAACCCTACCTACTAGGGAAGCTATCACAATTCTCAAAAGAGAAATTATCAAAACAACTTTATCCATTAAGGAGTCACAACAATGAAACAAGAAAAAAAATTTATTGACATTCCAAAAGATGAGTACTTTAAAAAGATAACTAAGTACCAATATGAATGTCCTTTTGAAAGATCACTTTCATGTCAGAGTGTAATTAGAAAAGACCCAAGTGACGGACACTCTTACTTTATTGCATCAATAAAAATGAGAGTACCTATTAATAAAAGAGATTGGAGTGCGGAAGATTAAATGAGTATATGCCCTAACTGTAGGAGTCTCAATACTAAAAATCTTGAGACTCGATTCAGGAGTGGTAAGCCTAACCCTATCAATAAGAACAAGGCTAACATTCCATACACTTCAAGGCGAAGAGAATGTATTGACTGTGGTAAAAGATATACCACAAGAGAATACAATATCGAAGACCTTATTGCCTTTGCAAAACTGCCAGAGCTACAAAGGATTGATGACCTTATGCCATGATGAATACCCTAGATAAAATTAACGCTGCCACTCAGCGTATCAAAGAACTAACAATCCTTATTAACCATTGGAGTCACGACCTTGAAAAAGAAAGTACCAACATTAAAACAAGCTGCGAACAAAACTTATCGCAGGAGAAAGAACGGAGATGTATCAGCTAAAGATTTTCTTATTAGCATGAAACATAATGTTCAAGCACTTGGAGACATACCAGTAAACAAGATTACTACCAGTCTCATAAGTAAAATGAATGACTACAACAAGTCAAGACCTAACTGTAATGAAGTAGTCAACAAGAAAATGGGTCATCTCAAGCTAGTGTTAAAAGACTGTAGAGATGATGGGTATATAACTATGCCTGAGTTTCCTGACCCTAGACGTGTCAAGAAGAATAAGAAGGTACACTACCTGACTGCTGACATGGAAAGAGAACTCATGTCTTATCTGACTTGCTTCAACTACCACGAACACCGAGATGTATTTAAGTGTTTAATTGATACAGGTTGCAGGGTCATGGAACTACTGACACTTGAGAAAAGATTTGTTGACTTTAAAAAGAATCAAATCACATTCCAATACAGGAAGAACGGAAGACCTAACACAGTACCTATGACTACTGCTGTCAGGTCTATCATCAAGCCTTACTATGACAAGTGTAATACCTTAGACCTACTGTTCGATCACGACTACTACTGGGCTAGTAGTATCTTTGCTAAAGCTAAGAAGGAACTAGGGTATAGCAAACACAAGTGGTATAAGATACATTTGTTTAGAGATACCTGTGGTTCAAGACTTGCTCAAGCAGGGGTACACATACTGATTATGCGAGACTGGTTAGGGCATGAAGACGTACAAATGACAGAGAAGTATTCACACCTAGCACCTGACTCTATGCACCAAGTAGTAGGGGTGTTGAACTGATGACAGTTAAATATGATGAGTACATAATTAAATGTAACTACAAAGAATTTAGGCTGATAAGATCAGCCTTGAGAACTCTTGAATATGATTACAAAATTCATAGGTTTAGTGATACGGAAAATCAAACTGAAGTAACAAAGATATTAAAAAAATTACATGATATTCAAATAAAACACGCTGAAGAATATAACAAACAAACACTTAAACCTAAGAAAAAAAATGACAGAACCAAGTAAGAAACAATTAGAGCTAGAGCAAAGTATCTTTAGCATCTCAGGGTACAACAAGCTATCTAGGAATAACAAGCTGAGAGAGAAAGGCAGGGAGTCTGAAACACCATACGCTAGAAACATGATTGAAGCAGGACTTGATGCACTAACAAAAGCATTGAAGTTATACGTTGAACAATCAATGACAGGACAGGCAGGAGTCAGGGCTGTGGCAAGTAGATACATAGCTCAGTTCCCTGACCTTGACGTAGTTTCTTTTATTGCTTTTAAAGTAATCATAGATAATACATCACTTGAAAAACCTACAACAACAGTTGCTATAAACATAGGTCAAATGTTAGAAGACGAGATGCGTTATACAATCTTTGAACAGCTAGACCCAAAACATTTTAAGAACATCAAGAGACATACCAGAGATACAAACCATACTGGTTACAAAAAGAATATGGTTAGAACTCACATGAGTAAGAAAGGTATAGAGTTCGAGACATGGAAGAAGGAAGACAAGTTAAAGATAGGTCTAGTACTTATTGATTTAGTAATGATAAACGTAGGTATGGTCAAGATGATTAACAAGAGAGTAGGTAAGAGTTTGTTATCTTGCTTAGTCTTTACTGAAGTAACAATGAAGTGGATACAGAAGGGGCGAGCTAATCGCATAGCTGCATACCCACAATACTTACCTTGCTATGACAAACCTAAACCATATACAACATTATCTGATGGTGGTTTTTACACCGAGAGACTTAGAACAAAAGCTATTAAGACTACTAATCCTGAGACATTAAAAAAGTTACAAGAAGAAAACTTAACAGTATGTCTAAAGGCTCTAAACCTTGCGTCAAGTACAGCGTGGGGGGTAAATAAATTTGTGTTTGATACTCTTGTATATTGTTGGGAAGAAGGTATAGAAGTAGGGGGTTTGATAAATAAAGAACCACTAGAGTTACCACCTAAACCTGATGACTGGAATGATAAGGAGAAGACAAAGACATGGAGATACCACGCAGGTCTTACACATGATACTAACCACAAGAACAAAGTCAAAAGGTATCAGATACTATCAATCATTGATACCGCAAAAAAATTTCTAGGAGAAAAATTTTATCACGTTTACCAAATGGATTTTACTTCTAGGTTTTATCCTGTAACTGCACACTTCCACCCACAAGGAACAGATATAGCCAGAGCCTTGCATCAATTTTATGAAGGTGGAGAGATCAAGACTAAGAGACAACTAGACTGGTTAGCTATAGCAGGAGCTAATGCTTTTGGTATGAGTAAGTGTAGCTATGAAGAGAGACTAGAGTGGGCATACATAGAAGGACAAGACTATGCAGAACAAGTAGCACTTGACCCTATAGAGAACTTAGATATATGGGGTAATGCTTCCGACCCATTCCAGTTTCTTGCATGGTGTAAAGAGTGGCACGACTTTATGCAGGTGGGAATGAACAATGGTTTTATCTCACGTTATTGTTGTTGCCTTGATGGTACGAACAATGGCTATCAACACATAGCAGGACTGGTATCTTGTAAGGAACTAGCAGGTAAGGTTAACTTACAACACAGCAAACAACCACAGGATTTATACAGAGAAGTATTAGCCAAAGTATTATTTTTACTCAAGAACGATACAACAATACAAGGTCAACTTTGGTATGGCCATAGAAATAAATTAACTAGGAAGTTTATAAAGAAACCAGTGTTGATGATACCTTACAACTCAACAACCTTTGGCATAGCTAATCATGTAGAAAGATATTTTGTTAATGAGAATTTTTATCTAGCAAAAAATTTTAAGAACAACTTTTATCTCGCAACAATTATTGAGACTGCTGTAAGTATGATTAGTCCTGAAAGTATAAAGCTATTAAAGTATCTATCAAAGATAGCTGTATGTTTTAACAAAGAAAATAAAACTATATCTTGGCATACTCCCTCTGGTTTCCTAGTGCAACAAAAGTATTTCGTTAACAGTAGCAAGATAATTAGAACTAAGTTAAGTAATCAAAGTATGAGATTGAACCTAGCACAACCCACCTTGCAAGTTGACAAAAGAAAACAGGCACAAGGTTTTCCTAGTAACTATATACATAGCTTTGATGCTGCACACCTACAGTTAACTTTAGTTGAAGCAAGTAAGATGGGTCTTGAACAGTTCTGTATTATTCACGACTGCTTTGGAAGTCCTGCTTCCGATCTCGATAGACTGATTGAATGTGTGAAGCAGACATTTTTCTACATATATAGTGACAATAATTTAGACAACTTACATCATCAAGTAGCAGAACAACTTAGTGATACAAAGGGATTACCACCTGCACTACGCATGGGAGACTTTGATATTACAGATGTGTTGACTGCACCATATATATTTACATGACAGGTAATCGAGGTACAATAAATATACGTCTTTAGTAAGACGAATCACACGCATACACTCCAAGCAAAATGGAACAAATTAATTCGGAGACTATTAAGATAGTCACTCCTGTTGGTACACGTTTTAGGTACTCATGGTTAGTCACACCTGATGAATATAAAGGTGTTGAGAAATGGAAGACTGAAGCTATCATTCCAGTCGGCACTAAAGTAAATGATGCTGATGGTAAAGAACATGAAGCTACAGAACACATAGCCAATAAGTTAGAAGACTTGATCGAAGGGTGGAAGGCACAGCTAAAAGCTGCCTTTCCAAAAAGAGAGTTTACTTTAACTAAGAGTCAGAAGACTGGTAAGCCTAGCTTCCCTTGGTCATTCGAGGAAGAGGGTTTAATCATACGACTGAAGAAAAATGTTATTGGTAAGAAGGGGAAACTCAGTCCTATTACTATGTTCAAACATGACCCTATGACTGGACAAAACTTATTGATGACTGAAGAGCAAAGGGCTGAGATGGATAAGATAAGTCCTGATACTACAGGTCAAATATCTTTCTTAGCTTCAGGCTATGACGCAGGTGCTAATGGTGTAGGCATAAAGTGTATGCCATTATCAATATGCTTCAGAGACATAGTTCCTTTTAATGGTGGAGCTAATGACTTTGAAACAACTGAACCTGCAAGCTATGAAGAAAAAGAAACAGTCAGTACAGGAGCAGACTTCTAAGTACAAAAGTAAATTTGAAAGTCAATTTGCTGACAACCTAAACAAAAAGAAAATTATCTTTACCTATGAAACACTCAGCATTGACTATGAAATTACTTGCACCTATAAGCCTGACTTTATACTCAACAGTTTTATTGTTGAAACGAAGGGTTACTTCTCAAAGGAAGATAGACGAAAGCATCTTGCGATTAAGAAGAAACGACCCGACCTAGATATAAGGTTCTGTTTTCAAAATAGCAGAACCAAACTATCTAAAGCTAAGAACTCTATCTCGTATGCCAAATGGTGTACGAGACATGGGTTTCAATACTGCGACAAATTTATTCCTGACACTTGGTATGCCTAGCTATCCTTTACCACCAAACCCTAAACTTGGTTGCACAATTTATGACGATTACAAACGTGTATGGGTTGTATGGAACGGAAGTGAGTGGGTAGATATAGTCCTTAACGAACACAGATGCAAGTTAGATAATGAAGAGTCAGTACAAGATTAAAGAAGTTTGCCCTGAGTGTGGCAAGAAAAACTGTGCGGTCTTTAGTGATGGACATAAACATTGTTTCACTATGGACTGTGGCTATACCTACTACCCCAACAAGAAAAATTTATCTGTTGCCTACACAAAAAAAATGATAGACAAAGTGACACCACTATTTAAAACAAGTCCTAAGTTATTGAAGGTAACACCCATAGCATTATCTAAACGTGGAATCACTAAAGAGACTTGCGAACTATTTGGATATGGACAGGCTGAGTATAAAGGTATGCCTGTTCAAGTAGCTACATACAAAGATCAAAAGGGTAATGATGTAGCACAGCATATTAGATTTCCTGATAAGAAGTTTGCTTGGATAGGAGACATATCAAACGTACAGCTATGGGGTCAGCATCTATGGAGACAGCATGGTAGTAATGGTTCAGTGTTTGTCAGTTGCTTCGAGGGAGAGATTGACTGCATGAGTGGGTCACAGATACAAGGCAACAAGTTTCCCTGTGTATCTATTCCGTCAGGTGTACAGTCAGCAGCTAAGTATCTAGCAGCAAACTACAAATGGTTAGATACTTATTGTCGTATAGTTCTATGCTTTGATAATGATGAAGCAGGTAATAAAGCAGCAGAGAAATGTATGGAAGTCTTACCTAAAGGTAAGGTTGCCATAGCAAGACTAGATCGTAATGACGTGAACGATCATCTTGTATTAGGCGAAGGAGATATAGTACAGGAAAGATTATGGAAGGCTAGACCAGTTAGACCTGACTCTCTTATCAATGCAGCAGACGCATGGGATTTGTTTACCAAAGCAACAAGCAAACCTATATCAGACTTTCCGTTTCCCAAGTTAAATGAATACACAAGAGGTTTGTTTCCTAGTCAGCTATTCACAGTAGCTTCCGCAAGTGGGGCAGGTAAATCAACTATTTGTAGAGAACTGGCATATCATTTCTTATCTAATAATTTAAAGCTAGGTTATATAGGATTAGAAGAATCAGTACAAAGAACTTTGCAAGGACTTGTTGGTATTGATCTCAATGTACCTTTACATCTTGAAGAAGAAAAAATAGATAAGGAAGACTTGAAGCAGTCGTTTGATAAGTTGACATCTACTCGCAACTTATATTTATACAATCACTTTGGCAGCCTTGAACCTGATGTATTACTAGAGCAGATAAGATACTTAGCTACAGTTGATGGAGTGCAAGTAGTCATACTAGATCACATAAGTATAGTCATGTCAGGTCTTGAGTTAGATAATGAAAGACGTGCCATAGACGTGACAATGACCAAGCTAAGAAGTTTGTGTGAAGCAACTGGCATAGCACTAATACTTGTTAGTCATTTAAGAAGACCGCAAGGACAATCACATGAGTCGGGCAGAGACATAGATACAGCAGACTTAAGAGGTTCACATTCTTTATTACAGTTATCTGATGTAGTCTTATCAGCATCAAGGAATCAGACAGGAGATGAAAGCGAAAGGTCAAGACTAAAATTAAAGATACTCAAGTCAAGACATACTGGTATGACAGGAGAAGTAGATAAGTTATTGTACGACCAGAAGACAGGTCGGCTAGTAGTTTATGAAAACACATTCGGAGACTTATGACTTTACTAATTGATGCAGACTGGTTGATCTACAATTCATGTTGTGCCTGTGAAGAAGACACAAGATGGACTGAACACGAACATACTCTTCATTCAGATGAAAGAGATATAATGAATATGATTGACAATAGAATAGATGTATATAAAACCATAGCAGGAGAGAAGCATGACATAGTTATGTGCTTTACTTCTTACCCAACATTCAGGCATGAGATATTTCCAGAGTACAAGATACATAGGATAGGTAAAAGAAAACCACTAGCTTTGAGATCAGTAATTAATAACTGTAAAAAAATATATGACTGTGTATCTTATCCAAACCTTGAAGGAGATGACGTGCTTGGATTACTAGCTACAAACGGACAGTATAAGAATCCAATAATAGTATCAGTCGATAAGGACATGAGAACCATACCTTGTAAGCTAATAGCTGCTGATGAAGTAGAACATATTACAGAAAAGAAAGCTAATAGACACTGGTTTGAAATGTCTATAGCAGGAGACAGTACAGACGGAATAATAGGAGTTAAAGGTACAGGCATGGTAACTGCCAATAAATTACTAGCAGATACACCTGACACCATAGATGCACTGTGGTCTAAGGTTGCTGAAACATACACAAAGAAAGGCTATACCTTGGCTGATGCCATACTCAATGCAAGACTTACAAGGATACTTAGAGAAGGAGACTATGACTACAACACAGGGGAAGTAAAACTTTGGCAGCCATAAGAAAACCCCCAAGACGAGTCACTTGTCTCAGGGGTTCTCTACGCTTTACCAATGGGTAACCACTCCCATTGATTAAATTGTAGCATGAAATCTATACAAAAGTATTTATATTTTCAGATTAAGAGTTACTATGTTAATAGTTTCAATCTTTTTCTTGACTGTTAAGTTACCACCCATCACTGATGACTTGATACAAGGACTAGATGAGGTCTTTCCTAACCGCCACCCTGATCTGTCATTTTCTGACAAGGAAGTTTGGTATCGGGCAGGGCAAAGGTTTGTTGTCGATTGGTTAATTGAACAACAAAAGAGACAACGTGAAACTATGTTAACTGAAAAAGTATTAGATTAGTACTATGTGTTTCGGCTCTAAACCTAAAGCACCTGAGAAACCCAAGAAAGCTGAGTTTACAGATGCACCTCCTGTAGTTACAGGCGAACAGGAAGATGTTGAAAATCCATTTGATACTAAGAAGATAACAGATCAGTTAAAGCTTAGAAGGAAGAAGAAAGAGAAGGGTATTAAGATTAAAAAAGGCGACCCTGATTTATCAAACGTCAGGATAGCAGGTCTTAATCCTACTCCCGATACTAGAAAGAAATCTGGTATGGGTGGTTCAACTTCTCCTTATAACACGAAATCTATTTACTAAAAACTATGTGCGTTTTCTCAGCCCCACCACCTCCCCCACCATTACCAGACCCAGAACCTACAGCACCTAAAGGGGAAAAGACAGCAGAGCAGGTTGTTACTGGACAACAAAGAACTACTGTTAGGAAGAAAGGTCAAAAGATGGGTAGAACTGCTGCAAGAGAAGCAGGTAGAAAAGGCACAGCATCTTTAAGAATCCCTCTATTAGGCAAAAAGGAGACTACCAGAAGCGGTAATCTAAATACACCTATTTAAAATCACATGGAATATTCTACTCCTGAAGGCAGGGCAGCAGCATTGTATGAACAATATGCTACCGAAAGGTCTTCTTATTTAAGAGAAGCACAGGAGTCTAGTAAGTACACTTTGCCATATCTGATACCTGAAACTTCCGCAGGTTCAGGTGGTAAAAGAACTAGAATCAAAACACCATATCAAGGGATTGGAGCAGCAGGTACAAATGCTTTAGCTTCAAAAATTTTGATCGGGTTGTTTCCTACGAATATTCCATTTTTTAAATTAGTTTTAGATCAGATAAAAATTGCACAGGAAGAAGGCGGTAGTGAAGCAATTACCGAAATAGATAAGGCATTACGGAAAGTTGAAAATGCTTTGATGAGAGATATAGAAGTATCTAGTGATAGGGTTGCTATGTTTGAAGCACTAAAACATTTGATAGTTGGAGGGAATGTTTTACTGTATCTAACAGAACAAGGACTACAAGTATATCCTTTAGAAAAATACGTTTGTAAACGTGATGCTAATGGTAATACTTTAGAAATTATTATCAAAGAAACTATAAGTGCTAAAGCTTTACCCTCTGATTTTTTAGCAAATATAAAACAGAAAGCAGAGTACTCAGAAAAAACACTTGAAGAAGAGTTAGATATTTACACACACGTCAAAAGAGAAAATGATTATTTTAATTGGCATCAAGAATGTAAAAACGAAATAATCCCTAACACAATAGGTAGAGCTAAGAAAGATGTAACTCCTTTTTTAAATCTTAGATGGACAAGAATTAGCGGAGAAAGTTACGGAAGGGGATACGTTGAAGAGTACCGAGGGGATTTGATTTCTCTTGAAGGATTGATGAAAGCAATCATAGAAAATGCTGCTGCGTCTGCCCGAACAGTTTTTCTTGTAAATCCTAATGGTACAACGAGAGCTTCCACA